CTGTCCATAGCAGGGGGCCTGTGTCTACTGGCCGGGATGGTGCTGCTCGTAATTACCAAAGGCCAGAAGGGCTGGTACCCCAGTGTGGGGGGAGTTTTACTTTGCCTGCTGAATTACATGGTCCTGAAGTACGACGATCTGATATTCTACCCTTTAGTTATATTGACAGGGATGATCAGTGCAGCGTGGACGTACCGCGTAGTCACACAAATCCTTACGGAAAAGAAATCGAAATGATTACTCTTGCATCTTTCTCAGGTTTTCTTGGCACAGTGTGGTTCATGGTTCTCCTTGCAGCAGCATCGTTTGGTGCAGGCGTTGTATTCAAGAACCAATTTCTTAAGCTGATCACTGGCGGTAAAGTCCAGTGCAGTAAAGAAGACTGCCCCAACAAAGGAAAATAAATGATCACTCCATTCCTTGCCCTCGTATGCCTCGGGGGGGAATGGACGATTGATTACACCACTACCGTTGAAGGACCTCGAACTGTTTATCGGGGTACGGTGTGGTTGCATAGGACAGAAGAAAATACCAGCCCCTGCATGTCTTATTGTTTCGATGTGCCTGAAGGTGGACTGACAGGATCTTCTATCTCAAGTAACCCCGGTTACCCTATGATCCCATTTGATTGGTATGAACACAGAGAAGGGGAGCTTGAGTTTGTATGGTGTGCTCCCCCCATCAATCCCAATCAACATCTTCCTGTCTATACACCTAGGAACTTTTCTTTCCACATAGTTAAGACAAAGTTTAATGCGGATGACTTGGCTCAACTTTTAACTGATTGGGGTCCACCTTCTATTGTGGATGCAACGTGGCCTGAAACTGACTATACTCTCGTTTCCCCTTGGGACCTCAACGGTGACACAGTTGTAGACGGTAAAGACCTCAGTATTCTTTTGGCTGGTTGGTCAATCGAGTAACCTAACAAATCTCTCTCTTTCTCTTCAAGCGTGTGGCCGGGGCCGGGTGGTACCCGGCCACACCGCTATCTAGTAAAGGAATTATCCAATGCCCATCCTCGACGTAGACATTCCCTTCTCCGTTTTTGTTATGATCGACGACACGGATGACTTTCCCACTGTGCTTGAAGGGAAGATCCATGCAAAGATTGAGAAGACTTATGAGAAGATCCCCGCACCCCACGACAACCCGGGGTATCTAATTGACACATACTATGAAGTAGATGATGTGTGTATTGATGAGGATTCTTTTATGTTTCTTGGTGGGTTAGCCAGTAGTGCCAACAAGGACATTACCGAGATGGCTTACAAATATGTCGAAGAGCATATTGATAATTACACTGAAGACTTTGAGGAGTAGAAAATGCCACCCGAGATTGACCCTATCCCCCTGCCCGAGACCATGGGTGAGGATGCTGCCCAGTACCTCGAACTTCACGGACTCGTAGACCAGAAGCCCTACATCAGGTCATCTGATTACGGCATCATTAGACGATGCCCATTCACATATTATCTGACTAGGCGGTTGGGTTTGGTCAAGGGGCTGAGGTACAGCGAAGCTCTGTCGCGTGGCACATGGGTCCACCACAGGTTTGCCCTGATCACCATGCCACCAGACGAAGCCATGGAAGCTATGTATCGCATCCTCGACGAGAGGAACACGGAGCTTGATCTGTACTGCAAGGACGCTGGCGTGTCCTCAGAAGGCCGTAGAGAGATCCTGTTCAGGGAGGACCGAGACTTCCTCGTAGCCAACGCATGGTGCGAGGCAGCCCTCAGCATCCCTTGTATCGACAAGAAGGACGAGCGTGTGTCCCTTGGCAGGTGGCTGCTCAACAACGAGGAGTGGGAACATGTGGGTCAAGAGCTACTCATCAAGCGTGGCGACCGGGTAGTCCAACCAGACCTCCTCCTGTACAACAAGATCAACAACAAGTTGTGGGTTGTAGACTTCAAGACCTGCGCTTCCTCCCCCCACGTTAGGTTGCAGACTTGCCCTTGGGAGTTCCAGACGCAGCACTACTTCCACACAATCAGGGATGAGGCTATCCACGGAGACCTGTTCAAGGTGCTTGATCTCCCTAGTAACACGGAGTTGGCTGGCGTGATGCACATCGCTATACGTAAGCCTAGTATCCACTTCGGGATGAACGACAGACCCTACTCCATAGACACTACTCCCCTAAAGTCTGGGCCTCGTAAGGGGGAACCAAGGAACACTAAGAAGTTTGTAGGTGACCCTAGCCCAGAGATCTACAGGGAGCGGTGCTCTAGGTGGTACCTCGGTGAAGGTGAGTACGAACACCTCCGAGCGGAGCGTATGACCGACCCGGCTGTCAACATTTCATTCACACCCAGCCAAGTGCTACTTGCACCAAACATGAATCGCATGTACAATCAACGACTCGACACCATCAGAGCCTACAGGGATTGCCCATGCCAACCAGACCAGTACGAAGTAGGAGAGGTTACCTCCCATACGGGAAGATTACCCGCCTACTCCCCCTTCATCATGATGCCCGTCCATCGTTGGAAGGAAATCATGCAAGCCGAAGGGTTCACAATCAAGAACAGGGACGAGGGAGAAATAGTGGATGGTGTCCACGCCTCGTTCAACCATCTGGAGCAAGGGTAACCCAGTCCTCAAGCTGGAGAAACCACAGTGGTTGAAGAACCAAAGCCTCAGTCGTGGCACAGGAATCCCTTTGCCCCATTCAAACAAGAGATCCTAAGTACCGTCATCCTGCCCAAGATCATGTTTCTGCTGGAAGCAGGAGAAACCAAGTCCAAGGGTGACCTACTCATGAGATTCAAAGACACCTATGAAAGTGGAGTTTCTATGACAACTTTCGATGAATGGTTGTCAGATTTGGGAATCACCTTTGAGAGAGTTACCAAGGTGAACCTGCCCATGGGAATGACCAAGCCAGTCAAACGACAGAAGATGGTCTTGAAGTCCAAGGAAGAAACGCCTCACATTGAAGAAGAAAGTGACGAGCTTGCCGACGAAGTAACAAGAGAACTTCTAGGCGGACTCGACTAAGGAGAGAAATGTCACACACATTAGCTACTGGATCTACCGTATCCAACAAGTACCCGTCGCTTGGTTCCGTAGCAGGGAACACTCAGTACCCATTGGGTAAGATGTTTGGCCTGCTAGTGGGGGAATCAAGCTCAGGTAAGTCGTTCGTTATGCAGTCCAATCCCAATGCATACATCATTAACGTCGATGAAACAGCAGCCGTTTATCCCAACGCACCCGCTGTTATGTTTCCGGTCGCAGGATCGGATGGTCGGCCTATGGATGAGAGCGGCAACCCCGTCGTCATGACTTGGGACCACGTTGAACAGAAGAAAAAGATCCTTTGTGATCTTGCCAACGACAACAAACCTCGTCCAGATACTGTTGTCTTGGACACCATTAGTGACTCACTCAGACTTCTTAAGCCGTACATTGCGAAGATGTACAACAGGGAGAAGTTCTCCGACGTAGACGGTCGGCTTGGGTGGGAACGCCTCTATGAAACGCTCATTGATTTCGCAGTTACTCTGAGGCGGCACGGCTATGGTGTTTTCTTTGTGTGCCATCTGGCACGGAAACACATTCCCATCGCAGACAACCAGCATGTTGAGGAATACCGCATCATGCTTTCCGATGGTTTGTATGCGAGGTTGTTTCCTATGTTTGACGTTGTTGTCCCAGTCATGGCGGCGTGGCGTACCGAGGAGAAAGTCATCGAGACTGTCACCAAGGTAGGCGGCAAGGAAGTAAAGAGGAAAGTTCCTCAGTCCCTCAAGGTGCGTAAGCACACAGCCGCATTTGAAAATGAAAAGTTGGAGGGGATTACGAAGACTCGTACCCTGTCCAAAATGGTTTCTGTTGATCTTCCTGAGTCTGGCCCGTGGCAAGCTTTGGAAGATGCTTTTGATAAAGCAAACACCGCCCCCTAACGGCGGGGCGGCGTTCGCTCCCATCTCTGCCACTTACTATACAAGGAGTAATTATCGTGGCTATTGAATCCTCAGTTAAGTCTATGTTCGCATCCTTCCAGAATCAATACGAAACTGCCCAAGCTGACAACGGCATGGGTAGCCTCGGCTGGTGGCCCGATGCTGGTGAGCATCAGGTCTTCGTGACCAGCATCAGTGTTGAGCCCGGTAAGTTCCGTCAGCGTGACGGTATGGAAATCGACGGGTTCACCGCCCAGTTCGAGTACCAGCTTCTCGAAGACCCCGGTAGCCCCGAGGAACCCCGTAAGTTCCAAGGTGCCCCCTTCACCCTCCCCGGCAATCCGGGCAGCGTCACGGACGATAAGTCCAAGATGCGCTGTGAGATCGAGACTCGTCGTCTCAAGGGTCATATCGAGACCTGCCTCAACAAGAGCACCAATGACATGGGCGCAGCCCTCTCGGAAATTGAAGAAATTCTCTCAGATGCCGAGCGAAGCATTGTAGTTTCTTGTAAGTGTCAGTATGATACTAGGAACGGACGAACATACCGGAAAGACTTCTTGACTAAGAACCTTTCCTCATAAGCTCCCCCCACTGTACGGCTCCGGGGTTCCCTAACACGGACCCCGGAGTCTTCTTTTAATCCTCAAGGAGAATATCGTGACTGCCAAAGTTTCCAAGAAGTCCACAAGGAAGCCAACCACCAAGAAGAAAACTCGGGGACGACCCCGCATCTACCCTGAAAGTTGCACTACCATGTCACCCATTTCATTTACAGCAAACCAAGAGATAAGAGATGCTCTTGAAGATGCAGTAAAGAAAGCTAACAAGGGACGGTCAAAGTACCTGCCCCCAATCACGCGCAATGCACTGATCAAGGCATTGCTTGCTTACGGTATGGATAACCTCCACCGCGTATTCAAGAACAGTGGCTAAAGAAGTAAAGACTATTGTCCACTTCAAAAGCCAAAAGGAATCGTGGCAACTTGGTGACGGACTTCGAGCACACGCCCGCCGGGGCATAGGTAGTTTAGTTGACGCTCCTTCAAACTTACCTAATGCAGCGATTGGGTTATATCGTCAGTGGATGAGCGATGTAACCCAAGGGTATAGAACTTGGCTATTAGTCAGTTCGGTGTTCGAGGGTAGCCACGATGGGTGGGTGTCTCACTATGAAGGGGACACCCACCCTACCCTTTGGCTTGGTGAGTGCAAGATAAACAACAACCAACTAGACAACCTGAAGCAACTCAGGTTCGGTCTGCGTAAAGACCACATCAAAAAAGCAGTTAGCTATTGCCCACTACAAGAAGAGAAAGAGTGGATGTACTCGCGGTTTACACCACGCTTATATCCCGCCTCAATCAGATGGAATCAAGGAAAGGTCTTACAGATATGGATACCCCTGTAATCAAGTATGTAGTCGAGTTCACCAAGTGCAGCAGACACAAGTATGTCATACCTGCTAAATCTCTACAGGAATTGAAAGACCGCTTCGATAAGTTGACCGAAGAGGATGTAGACTACGATCCCCGAACCGAGGTCGATTATGTCTATGAGTACCAGTGGGACGCACTAGAAGATGTCGAAGTTATCAACCCCGAAACCAGAAGAAAGGTTGATCTCAATGACCGATACTGTCTATAACCGCAGAGTCTCAATCTCAGTGACACCCGGTACCGAATACGCCACGGTGGTTGTGACATCCAGCAAGGACCCCGACCTCAAGTTTACCCTGCCTGTGTTGGTAGATCATCTACCCCGCCCACGTTTCGACGACCTCATCGCAGCAGCCAAGCAGGTGGCACCATGAGCATGAACGCAAGAGGAACTCAAGACAAGGGTAAGAAAGGAAAGCTTACCCGCAAGGCCATGACAATGGATCAACAAC